ATTAGGGTTGCAACACCCAACCCATGGTCGGCACACCAAGCCAAAAAGACATGTGAAAATCATCCGAGCCAGCACGGAGCACGGCAGTCCGCGTTCCATAATTGCTTGAGGATGAAAATTGGATGATATGATTCACAATATCTGGGGCTGTACTAGACAATGTCGTATTTTGCGTATTGTCATAGAAGAGCCGGTTAAGCCGACAATAAGTACGGCTATACATTGGAACGAAACCAGCTTGTCCTAGAGCAACACTCGGATCATAAGCAACAGGGTTGTTAAAAACAACATCCAATTCACCAGTAGTGCCCTGCAAGGGCACACCATTTAGCTGAGCATCAGTTAATGCAACTACACTAAATGGCGCGACTGTGGTGGGATTATATGGCAACATCTTAGTGTAACTTGAATTTGCAGAATTGCCTGTCGAAACCCTATATCTCACGGCTCCCCTGGAGTGTGCATAACAGCCAGCAATCATACCGACATAATCCCCAGAAATGAAGCCGGTGGTACTATTCGCAGCCACTGGAGCGGCATAATAACCTCCAAAATAATAAGGATATATGCTCATCGAATTCAGGGCTGTCCATCCAGTATTTGTAGCTGCCAGACGCACATATCTCTTGACTAACTGAAGCAAAGAGGTCGAAGACTCACCAATGCAGAGCTCAGCCGCCATCTTAGTGGGATCATGAATAGTGGAGCTGCCAATACACTTGTCCAAAACGAGTTCAGCCTGACCATCACCTCCTGATTGGGGCTCAATGATCTGTGAGGGCGTCATATTGAAAGGCCTCGGAACTTGAAACTCAAGGTCAGTGCCACCTCTCACCTCAAAGAGAACATCAACATTCTGACTGCACGTATCCGGAGCCACAAGCTCATTCAATATGTTAACGTGCATCATCATGAAAATATCATTCTGGGTTTGGTCGGTATCCAGGTACATGGAGTTGTAACAATAAGGAACCTTAACAACAAACTCAGAACCGTCCCTAAGATCGATCACTTCACGATGCACATAGTTAGTCTGTGCATTGGTCAGAGCAGCTACAGCTGTCTGAGGAGAAAACGAAAGAATCAAGCGCCCAGTGTGGTATTCAGTCTTAATAACCTTAATAGTTATCTCAATAGAACCACGCCAGTACTGATATAACTTGCTGAGAAAAGCAATTGGGGTGTGATTTGCCGAAACGAGTGATGCAGTGCCAGTCATAGGGGAAATGGTGGTGCCAGTAGAGAAGTTCGCAGGATAACAAGGGATGATCTGGAAAGAGCCAGGGAGTGTGGTTGTAGCCCAATTAAGGGTTAAGTAAAACGCTTTCTGCCTCTTCACGAAATTAATAGACATTTCATCAACACCAGACAGATTAACATCTGGCATCACCGAAACCTTGTTATCAGCAAACAAGCCCATGTTATTACTCACATCTGGCTCATTTATATTGGCATTGTAAGGATGAGGGGTTGCAAAAACCCTAGTCACCTGAGAGTCAAGCACCGGTTTACACCAGCCAAATGAGGACGCAACACCAGAGGCCAAATTTGACATCCAGGCTGTAGGGCCAGCAATGGGGGACAACATAGGGATGGAATAAAGCGTGGAGGCGATAGAAGATATGTTTGAAAGCACACCTGAAATCGGCCCTTTTCCTTCATTGATCTCAGAGTCGAGATTGGACCTAACAGCATTGACACGATACTTACGAATAATATCTCGCTTCGCCTTGATAGCCATAGCCGATTGGGGCACAATTGGAACCTCAACCTCAAAATCATCGAAGCTAAGCCATGCGGTGTACGTTGCAGTAGAGGAGCCAGTACCAGTGTTGAGTGGGGAGTACACATAACAGAAGACGGTCCCCCAATCGTAAAATCCAGACAGCACATTGTAATGCGTAGTTGGAGAAATATAAGGGATTATAAGTTCGCACTCTGTGTCTTGCAGTGACATCTCCACATGGGGTAATTGTGTTATTGTTGTGAGAGAAGTGAGATGGGTAGTGAATGTGCGAGGAGCGTGTATGTACTGAGGAATGTAGGCAAGAAGTAGCCTACCAGCCATGAATGGGTTGGCGTTAATCTGTAATCTAACCTTAGCCGTGCCGCGATAATTCATAAAACCCCTCAACTTATCCGTCCAGATTGCTTGGGCCATCATGGTGCTCGCAATATCAATCTTGAACAGTAGGGACCCAGTTAAATTGGCAGGCGTCAAAGAGCCAGTGACTACAGGGACAGGCTTAGCAAGAAAACTAGCCACATCTTGAGAAAGCACACCCGTGGTAGCAGAATTCACTATTTCACGAGCATGGGGAACATCTGAAACCACTCGAAGCATATTCGTGGGGCTCTGATTAGTAAATGTGGTCGTGCCAGACGTTTCAACGCCCTGCACAACAGTTGTGGCCACTTTAGCGGGGTCCTCGCTGACGTTTATGGAGACGTCTCCTCCTTGGTTTGTGGACATAGCAAGTCTATTGTTCAACACTCCAGAGTGACTTAGCTCTGGGCATCTATCTGGTGCTCTAGGAATTGGTGTCTCTCCTCCCTTCCTTGAACAGTAAGGCTAAATAGCCACGGGAAAGCCCAACTGAAACGCACGCACTCTACTTAAAACCAGAATTTGAGTACATAGAGCCTAAGCGTTTGTTGTTGTTTAACACCCTGCTTAAGGTGGAGCTTTTAACGCCTTCTCAGGGCGGGGAGAGGAAAACCTAGCAGATGAAGTCATCACGACTCATCTGCAAGGCAAGGGCATTCCTTCGATTAGGAATGGGAGGAATGTGGTTCAGTTTCTCTTGGCTAGCTCGCATAATCTTAGGGTACCACTCACTCCAAATCAAATCACCGTGCGCACTTAGCTCCTTGAGAGCGGTATCTACAACCTGACGAGTATTATGAAATTCCTTGTCTCTTTTCTTTGTCCACTGAGGCATCTCAAGAATAGTATCAAGATCCAAAGCAGCAACGTGAGTGTGCACGATGGGATCAAACACCCATTTCCTCTTAAGGAAGGACACATCATCAATTGAGCGCAATGGTTCCACACCACTCTCTGACTTAGTCTCTGAAGTATATGTGAAGCCTATCTTTGCAAAAGCTCTTGTTAACGATCCTTGATTGTACCATGACCTCATTCCTTCCCCAACAGAAACAAGATTATCATCACCATAAGCTAGGAAAAAGAGCTGAATCTCCATCCTCGACAACAATGATGAAATCTCGTGTTCTGGTGAAACAATGTGAAGGCCCCAACCAAACTTGTGTTCATCATGGGCTAGAACACCAGCATAACGAAGTAGCACATTATTATTGAATGTGTTCATAATAGTGGTTAGAGGATTACCTGAAGGGTTACCCCCTGGCCACTCATAAACAAGATCCTGGAAAATATGCTTACTATTGCAAATATCTTCGAAGAGAACTGCACGAATCAAATCGTTCCCATCATTGTACCACAAGTTGACAAATCTCAAGAAAGCCATTTGGATTTGGCGGGTCTGGCACGCATCGTAAGTCTTGAAATCACCAGCAATGATATTTAGATCAACTGAGGAGCCTCGGAGACACTTCCTAATGAAAGCCCACTCTGGAGAAAAAACGTTGACTCCTACAGCCGAACCATTAACTATCCGATTGTTCATATACCAACGCATGAAATCAAGGAAATACATCCTGATAGCAATAGTCAGATCAACTGGACACGCTGAGATGAGACGTGTAGAACCTAATAACACCTTCTCAATAAACCTACGTTCATCCTTAAGGAAATCCATATACACATGCTTCAGACGATTACCCTTACTGGCTTCAAGTACGATTTCTTCAACTCTAGTCTTCAACTTGGCACAATGACTAGACGTAAACTCATACTCGTCGCCACTACCAAAGAAGTGTTGCTTGAAATGGAAGCCAGGAGGAACATCCAAAGCATAGGGATAGCCTGCAGAGGTATTGCGAGGAATTCCTGTACAGTTAGGCACACCAGGAACTCCCCTAACGGCTTCCTCAAAGGTAAAAATCTTCTTGGACCAAGGAGCATCATCCACACTCTTAGAGATAATGTTAGAACCATAGCTAGCTGCACACAAATCTAAAACTTGCTGGTTCATATAATGTGTGGGCTTCGCATACTTTTCACGAGCTGAAAGCCAAGGATCAATGAATTCTCCATCAGAAGACCAGAAACCTCTAAGAGCAGCTGGAGCACACTTTGGTTTTGAATAGGAATTATTCAAGGGAGATGGAACAATAGCTGAATCCATGGGTGGACGTGACTTTCTATCTTTAAAAAGAGTCTTGAAACTCTCAGGCTGAATGGATTGATCTGTGAAGTTAAAGTCAAAAGCTCCATGCTCAACAATCTGATGCCCACCAACAGACAACATAAACTCATCGAAATGGTCCACATGTGCCTTACAAATGCGAGAGGCAAAGCCGTGGCCATCCTCCTCGCGCCCAGACACATGCTGACCAATTAGCTTCTGACTACCTGTCAAAGGGTTGGCAACAAAGATGAGATTACCACATGAGCCCTTCTTTGTCCCAGCAACATAATGATAACCATGAGGATTAACGTAATTAGTATAAGGCAAATCACTCATGGGGAACATTTCAGTGAAAGGAACAATCAAAGTTCCGTGTTCATCTACAGAAAGCATTTTACCAGAAAATTTCTGAGTAATCACCTCAGACTCCTCCATAATGTATTTTCTAATATTTGGTGCCTGAGGCAAAACATTGGGAAACCTAGCAAAAACAATGTCTTCCCTGCCCCAATCGTCAGAGAAGAACAGTTGGATGTCCTTCCAGGCAATTTCAAAGAAGAGAGTGGGATTACTTGCAGCCCTAAGGACTACAGTACAATTCTCAGGCAAAATATCATCCTCAATCATAGTAAGAATGTTTTCTGCAAAGTGCCTTGGAAAGAATGCATCATGACCACCAATGAAAGTGACACACCCCATCCTCTTAGACTCCTTGTTCTGGTGCAATGTATAAACATTTTTCTTATATATCTTTCTAATTATATCATCACAGGTAGCATCAAAGGCAAGCTCTTCAACCACACCACGCATGGCCTTGGGAACACCATGTGAGGCACGAACAAACTTGGTAGTCTTAATCTTGGACACGGGTCTCTTCGACTGCGACTGCTTCTTGTTATGGGACCTACCATCGGATTCGTCTTCAATTTCCCCACTATTCGCAAACATTTTATATAAACCATATCCTACCGTAAGTGTAGCGAGTCCGGAAAGGACGGTTTTCATCATGTCAATGAATGTGATTGTGGAGAGCGTATCGTGAATCTTGCAGTAAGTGGAATACACGATGTCCTTATACTTCAAAATAGCAGCCTCAATAATTCCAGGCCTTGGGAGAGTTGATGAGAGATCATCAAGGTTCGAGATCATCTCATCATGTTTCTCTTTATAGACTTTTTCAGCAGCCTCAATCTTCCTAATAGTCTTTAACCTATGAACATAAGAGGTCATAGATTCACCATCACGGATTGGGAAGAAATCACTCGAGAGGGTTGCGCCCTCCTCCTTAATTTCTCCCCCCCTAAGAGGAAACCGCTTGCTGAGGTACTTCTTCTTGAAGTCTTCATGCGTATCTAAGAGCTGTCTGCCTACAGTCTGTGTAAGGCGATAAGCAGAAGATATCTCCTCCACTACCTCATCCATGCTCATTGGGGCACCGGGGAGCACAACCCCCCTGAAAGAGTCATAATGGAGAAACTGAATGTGAGGAAAATCATCACTGAACTCAATACCTGCCTTCAAGCGCATCTTCCATACATCGGTCTCCTTTTCATCTTGGCGATAGCCAGGAGAAGGAATCACAATGTAACTGCAGCTAAAACGCCGTGTCACTGCCTCACTACTCCAAATCGACTCAAGCCTGAACTTATTGACATTGGAAGAAGCCCAGACCATCTTCGAGCGGAAATTAGTC